TTTATACCGTTTAATTGGTGTCATAAATAAAATCTGTTTACCAATATATTTATTTATTAAACCTAAACATAAATTGTGTAACGAACCGTAAAATGTGTAATTCGTTCTATCAGACATTGTACCAATCGGGGTCCAAGCATAACTATGATCGTTCGTTCCACCCGCAATTATAATTAAATCCGCGTCTGAATCCATTTCGTCAAAGCGTGTAACAATAGGGTCTCGGTTTGCAGGGTCAGTTTCTTTAACCGAGATAGTGCTCCCACCTCTCGCAAAGTTAGACAAGGACATTCCTAAGTTGTTTGCAACAACAGCCGGGTAATAAGGCGGATTACTTGCAAAACCAGAAGTTATGCTATCACCATTAAATACCACTTTTTTTCCTTTCCAGTAGTTTGCTGTTTCGCTGTCGTTATTTGAAAAACCGATATTTTCAGCAAAATAATACTTTTCTATATAATTTACATAATTTGTTACGCTGTTGCCTTTTTCGATTTGATATTCAACGCTATCTTTCCCGTAAGATAACCGGATGTACACAACGCCATTTGGTACAATAATAGGGTTACTTATCACGCCATCAACCGAACTGTGTTTACCCGCTACCCATATTTTGTTTTCGTCAAAAAAACCGTATGATATTATTGTTTGCGTGGAGCTTCCGCTTTCCCGCGACACATAAATATTGTCGTTTTCATAAACCTCAATGTAACCAGTTGTATTGTAACTACCTGCTTGTGTTAAACGTCCGTCATTGTTTAAAAGTTTATCCGTCAAATGTTCTGTGTCGTTCGGATTAAATAAATTAGCTGTTCCAGAGCCTTTAACAAAAAACGTTGTTTTGTCTGCGGATATAGTTTTATTTTTAATAGCTGTTTCCTCGAGCCGTACATTATTTAATACATTAAAGTAAGGTTCATAATTGGTTGCTAACGTATTTCTCTCAATTTGCATAACATCTAAATTTGCATCGGAAACGGACACCCGCATATATTGAGCGTTTAAAGGCGTGACAAAGGAAAACGTACTAGTTGCACTAGTAAAACCACTGATAAACACTTGGTTGCTATCATAAAAAGCAATCGCAAACTTATGGCTTTGTACGTAAACCGTGTTTTCGACAACTGCTATATAATCTGACGTATTGATACCCGTTGTTGGGAAAGTTGTTCCTGCAGAACCACTCAAACCATTATCAGCTATAACCGTATACTTATTAAACAAGTTTTTTCCCAGTTTAGTAAAAGCTAGTTTTGTATTTATTACTGCTTTATTTGCTAGTTTTTTAGCTGTGATACTATTATCAGCTGGAAGCGCATTAATGCTTTGTGTGTTATCTACAAATTGAGCAATAAAGTCATCAGTCATATAGGTTTGGTCTAATTTCCCAAGATTTTTATTTATATCTGAAACGGTCACGTTTCCTTTTTCAACTTTTTGTGCCAACTGAGCGGAAACAGCTTGGTTTTCTTTGTCTAATCGAGCATTTAAATTAGCTTCCCCGTCACGCGCTACGATAATTTCAGGAGCGCTAATAACAGCTTTGCCTGTCGTTGAGTCAATGACTGCTTGGAATTGCGTCCCATTTTCCACAACATCCGTACTCATGGCTTCAAGACCACTTGCCAGACTTTCTCGCACCTGTTCTCCGTAAATTTTCATTCTTATATCATTAGCCTTTTGCTGTATATTATCGTCTACTGCCATTTATATGCCACTCCTTTTAGTATCTACTAGTTGCCATAACTCTTTTTCTGTCGGCGCTGCAATAAAATCAGAACTAAAAAACCGATACGTTTCTGTTTCAACTCGGCTGGTTTCATTGCCAGTCAATCGAATTTCGATTGTGATATTCTGATTCCGTTTATCGACTTCATATTTCGCTATTTCTTCTTTATTTAGTATCACTTCATCTTGTACCGTGCGGTCTACTAATATTGTTTTTTCTGCGTCTCTCATCATGTGCCACCTTCTAACGCTGTTATTCTATCAGACAAATCAGTTATCGCTTGGACTACGGTAGCAGCGTCTAAAGTAGCCACGTTTCCCAAGTCTAGAACCGACTGATCTAACGCCGTCTTATCTTCTGCGCTCATTAATCCGTCTGCTATATCTGTGGCTACAACATAATTTTGCAAGCCGTTTAATTTAACTTTATCCGGAGCGCTCATTAATCCAGTTGTGGTCACTGTTGCTATTTCGTAGGTTGGTATATTCAAGCTGTCTATATCTAATTGCAACGCTGAAATCTGTCCGCTAATCGTTTGTAATTCTGTCGGCAGGTTAGTTATGTCCACATCTGCAAGACTTTCTTGTATGCCAGTTAAATCCGTTTGAGCTTGGACTAGCTGTTGAGCAAGCGTGCCATTGGAAAGGGCTAACCTTTCTAAGCGTGACTGCAACTCGTTTATTGCTTGTGTGGATTTCCGTGCATCGTTTTGATACTCATAGAGACTTTTAAACTTATCGCCTATGGTTAGAGAGCCATTCTGTGGCTCGTTGATATCTTTGCTCGTACCTATGACCCTCAATCGTTCGTCAATCGCCATGATAGGATTAGCAACTGGGTAACTATCGCCTGTTCTAAAGGTGTCAATGTCTAATCCGATGATGGATAGGTCAACCGCCGCTATTTTATATTGATTTAAAGATATTTTCTGATTGTTCATCCAATTCGTACCAGCGGATAATAAATTACTCTCAATAGTTACGTCATCCCACGTTATCGAGCCACCTTGAATACCGAACACATCAATTAAATCTTGTCTGTCAATGTACGCCAGTCCATTATTTACTGAGTCAATGGTCAGCCGTGCTTCGCTTGCATCCGTTGCCGTTTCATCCGTGCTTGCCACTCTTGTGCCCAAAGGCGTCAACCGTGTGATAATTTCAGTTGGGTCGATATCTCGGCTCATGCTGATTAAGTTTTTAGCCAGTTTGATTTCAGTATTCTTTTCTTCGCCCACTTTTGTTAAGTAATCTAAATAGCGAACCCCATTTTCCTTTCGGATTTGGAGTTCGCCACCTAATTTATCAATTAACTTTTCTTTTACCGTGTCGTACGTGTCTTTCTCTGCCGATAAATAAACGTAAATATTATTAGTGGCGTTCGTGACGGTTACGTTTCCAACTTGGAATCGCTTGTAAGGTTCTACTTGCGAATTATAGTGACTGAGGATCGTGTGGACTAAGTCGCTGATTGTTCCTCTAAATTCCAGATGCCTTTGGGGCGCATCGTGCAAGTAGCCGAGTTCCCCTTCGCAAATGTAAGAAGCGCTGTGCAAGCCACTGGTTTCCATACTTTCGGAGGGAGCGAGGACTCTACCTTCAAACTCGTACGTGCCTGTTAGTGTATTTACGACTTCCACCAGTGTTTTGAAAGGTTTCATATTTCCGTAACCGGGATTGTTCATGTACATAGACAAATCAAACGAATCCACCGCATTGATTTCTGTTTTAATTGTTCCTGTTCCTAATTTCATTTCGTTGACATTTGGACTGTGAATGACCGTTTCTTCTGTTCCGTTATAAATTTTAACTCGGTACAATCAAATCATCTCCTTATAAAAGGTAAACTTAATTGTTCCGTTGCCAGTGATTGTTAAATTATTCTCTCCGTTTGCTAAAGGCAAATCAGCATTCGACGTTATTCCAGCTGTCACGTTGTATGTTTTCCCACTTAGTTGTATTTGCATATCTGCCGAAGCGTCAATGGTAGGGAAAACATCTGGTGTGCCTGCGTTGATTAGCATTATTTCTTGACTGGTCATGATGTCGAATGTGACCGTTTGTGTTACGTCCAACTCAAAGTTGAAGGTATCCCAGATGTCGTTGCCTTCTGCTAATTCAGCAATCATAAACGGATACGCTTTGAACGTCACGCTCAATATGCCTGTTTTGTAATTCTCGTCAAACGATGTACCGCCTTCAATTTCCGCTAGAAAATAATAGTTCGGGAAAGAATCGTCATACAAACGTTGTTTGCCATTTGAGTTCATCAGCCAGTTGAGCACCTGCGTCTTTTTGTTATTCATCGCTTTTTTTGTCAAATTGCCAGCAACAAACACGTTAAACGGATAAGTCAACTCACGAGACGTATACGGTTGACTGCCATACAGTTGACTAAAGTCATACTCCACATTGCTGAATGGTACTTTTACCATTATCTTTTCTTTATCTGGAATGCCGATAGACTTTCCGGGAGCTAAAGACAAACCGAAGTCTTGATATGAATGTTTTCCTAAAAACTCAATACC